GTCTTGCTACACCTAAATGAAGATATCTGCATTCGGTGCAAACATTTCTGGTGCCCCTTTTATCTGTCTTGAATGAAGTTAGTTGTTTTTCAACACCACACTTTATACATGATTTAGTCACGTTGTCTCCAATCATCAGGTTTGTCTCTTTGAAACCAATCTTTAATTTCATCTGCGCTATCAAACCCCGTTTTGTAATTAGATGGGTCGGGGTCTCCTAATCCCATCCTATTCAGAAAATCATCAGTGCTACCCTCTTGGATATCCTGTGATGCTTGACGACGTGCTTTGTTTAACCAATCTCTTGCGAGAGTATGACGCTTGGCAAGTTTTTCTGCCCAGATCATATCTTCCAAAGGCACTTCTTCTTTGTTAGCAATACACCGACAGATAGATTCTAATCGAAGTCGATAAGCAGTAGATAGCATACTCAGTCCCGTAGTTTTAATTCCAGATCCTCTAATCTGTGATACTCTGCATGTGCTGCCTCTTGGCGGTCGCACACTATATTTAGGATGTCCTCCATGATAACATCGTTGTCAACATAGTCATCCAAATACTTATCAATGGCTTCTTTTAGATACCTATATCTATGCCATTCAGGTGAGTATGGTTTATACATGATAAAACTGAGAGTAAAATTATTTAGGACTCGTCAGATACTTTAGAAAAATCATTGACCTTCTCAAACTTGAGAGTCCTTAGGAACTTATCAACAAGGATCTCACCCTTATGAGAAATAACAAATACATTAGTATCATTACTAAGACTGCGAAGTATCTTTAACAATTCATTTGTTGATGAATCGTCAAGAGACGAATCAAAGACTTCATCTAGAATAAGAAGATTTGTCGATGCGGAGTTTTTCATTTTTGCAATCTCTCTCCAAGTAAACAAAAGTGCTAGATCAATCTTTTGCTTTTCTCCCTCAGAGAATGATGCATATGAAAACTCGTCCCTAAATCTACTCTTAATTACTTCATTAAACTCATCATCTAAAGTAAAGTTTACATAGAAGTCCATCGACTGGAGATATTTATTAATAAGTTGGTTGAATACTGGAATATATTTCTTGATAATCTGACTTTTGATTCCACTATCTTTGAGAAGAGAAGATACTACTTGATACTCATCAATCTTTTTACTGATATCCGAGCAATCAGATTTAGTCTTTTCATATTCTTCAGTAACATCTTTTAAATAAATTGTTTCTTTATCAATATTCGGTGTTACTTCCTGCAGTTTAAGGATCTCATCGTTAATGCGAAGATTTTCAAACTCCAATCTAACATAATCTCTATCAAGGGTAGAAAGATCACTCGTAAGTTCTTTTAATTGCATCGACTGCTCAGAAATTTGAGTAACAATATCTGATGCTTCTTTGATATCACTATTGAAAGACTCAATTTCTTTAGCAAGAATTTGTCCAGAGTGTGTAAGAATATCTACACGATCTTTCTTAAATTCACCACTAATTTCCTGCGTGCATGTAGGACATACGTCATGACCCTTGAAGAATTTCAAATCCTTAGCAATTAACTTCAACTCAGATTTTTTATCTGCTTGACCTTGACGAAACGTTGACAGAGTTTTTACTGCAGAATCATAATCACCAAGTTTAGTTTCAATGCTATCAATTTTTTTCTCTACAACATCTTTGTCTTCATACAACTTTTTCATGAGGACAAGATTTTCCTCATACTTTTTCTTTTTCTCTTCCTGACGATTTTGATTTACTTCTTGAAGAGACGCAATGAGTTTTGTTTGTGCAGAAACTTTACCCTCAGCAAGCATCAGCAGGTGATCACAATCTCTACTTTGTGTTTGTGCTGCTCTAATCTTATCCTTGAGTAGAGTATTCATGTTAGAGAAGATTCCAATATCTAGAAGATCTTCGACAACTTCTCTTCGATGAGCAGCAGGCAACTGCATAAAAGGCACAAAAGTGCTACTACCGAGAATAACAACCTGAGTGAAAGACTTGTAGTTAAGTTTAAGTACTGATTGCTCAAGGTATTTCTGAGTGTCTTTTGCTGCTGCGTCTTGATCGATGAGTTTATTGTTTTTGTAGATTTCAAATGTGTTTGGTTTGATTCCACGGAATACTCTATAGTCGTCTGGACCAATACTAAAACAAACCTCAACCTTTAAACCCTTTTCGTTAATAGAGTTTACAAGTTGAGGTTTATTAATTTTACGAAAAGGTTTATTGAAAAGTGCAAAGCACAATGCATCTAAGATTGTAGACTTGCCAGCACCATTACTTCCAATGATTAAAGTGGAGTTAGATTCATCTAATTTAATTTCCGTCCACTGATCACCTGTTGAAAGAAAATTCTTCCAACGAATAGTCTCAAATAAAATCATAGTTGTGGTGGTATAACAAAGTCGTTTTTAGTAATTACAGTGTAGAAGTATCCGTAGTTGTCACAGTTTTGTGCCACTGTGCCGACATCAACCTCAGAAATTTCTAATTCATCATCAAAACCTTCTGCTTCTAAGAGATTCCAATACCTTTGTGCATCTTCAGAATCCTCAAAAAGTTGCACAGTTTTAACTCGATCTTTATTGTAAACGGCGTAGACACCACCTGTAGATTTATCTGTAAGAATAAACATTAGATTTCACATGCTTCGATATAAAGTGATCTCATGATGCTTTTCACACTATTAGAATCAACCTTTAAATCAATGTCGTCTATGTATTTATCCAGTAGTGTCATAGTATCTTCAGTCTCCATGACTTCGGATTGCCCTAATTCAATGCTAAGATCTTCGATAATTTTTAAATCTGCAAGACCAATATCTTGCAGTTGTGAAACTGTGAAATCAAACTTGGCATAGTCACCCTTATCTTCAACGATAAGTTTTACAAATGTGCCCTCTAGATTTTCAGGAATTTCAACACCATCATTATAATGGAGTTTATGAAACATGTCAAAGGGATTGCGATAAAATGTAGTCTTTAGAGTGTCAGTATCAAAGACATGAAATCCTCGTTTTGATGCATAGTCATTCCAATATAACTGATATGGATTTCCAAGATAAGTTATATTACCCTTAGTAGACTTCATATGATAGTGTCCGCTGAATACTCTATCAAACTTAGAAAAGACAGAGGCATCCATACCACCTTCCATTACATGACCTGGGTGAGCTTCAAAACCGTTAAGCTCAAGATGACCCATACAGACATTAGCAGGACTGTTTGTAATTTCATCAAAGGATCTATCTCTATTGCCATCACACAACCAAGGTAAAAGAAGTATAGGAAGACCGTCAAAAACAACAGTGGTAGGGGAATCGTGTACTGTAATATTTCCGTATTCTCCCAGTAGTTCTCTAGGGGCATTGATCCTTAGGGTATTCTTGTAGTAAATATCATGATTACCCGTGAGCATGTGCATTGTCACGCCCATCTCTTCAAGAGGATTAAACCACATTTCCTTTGCCTCATTTAGAGACATGAAATTAATAGATCTTCTTTTATCAAAGGTATCGCCAAGAGCAATTACTGTATCAATCTTAGATACCTTGATAAAAGGAATCACTATTTCATTATAAAACTTTTTATAATGATTAATGAATGACTGATTATCGTTTCTTACTCCAAAGTGTTGGTCGGTAATCAGCAGTATCTTCATCGTTTAGAGTTAATAGAAATGCGGGATTTGATTTGATTATACTCGGATCCTCCGTCACCGTCAATGGAGAATACTTCATCGTATCCAGACTTCTCAAGAATCTTGTCCTTGATTTCCATCTGTCTTTTTTCTTTTTGAATCCTTCTCAGGAATGCATAGTATACAATCTGTGTAAAATATGCAAATGGATTTTTAGATTTTGCTGGATCGAAGTTGTCAATATATTGAATACAATTTTCAATACCATCACAAATCATATCATCTTTATACATGTAATTGATAAAGTTAGGACGATATGATAGGTGTGTTGCAATCTTCAAAAAACAACCACCAATGTAATTATCTACTCTTGGTTTAGGAAGTCCTCTTGCTTCTGCAATTGCAACCTTATCTTTATACTTCACTAACGCAGCAAGAAAATCTTGGTTGTTTACATAATGCTGTTTTTTGGATCGTGCATTTTTAGTCATATGATTTTATCTTGCATGTTTATATTATAACACACTTGACAATGTTGTCAATTCCCTATAGAATAACACTGTCAGGGTTGAGAAGGATTCTTATATATCTTTTCAAATAATCTTCTAGCATCATCGATCTTGCCCAGATATCCCATGTCTGGATCGAGGTCGATTTTTTGTCTGTCTGCAATTTCGGTAGGACTTTTTCCCGCGAGATATGCTTCATACATGAAGGTAAATTCTTTAGATAAGGATGCCAGAGACATAATATCCTTTTCTTGGATGATGAAAAAATCTTCATCACTCATTTGCATCCAATGAGAGAATCCCATTCCCTTTACAACTTTACCTTCATCTAGTTCTTTGGTAAAGATTTCAATTACTACAGGATTACTCATATACACAAGAGTTTGTCCTTCATCCTCAGCAAGTATTGCTTTGGCAACAATCTCTTCACCACTTACTAATTTAAATAATCCGTAGAATTCTTCGTCGTGTTTTGCGTAATTAATCATAAGCTTTTACTTTGACATCTATGATTTCATAATTAAATTTTTCTTCGTTATATACTTTGACTCTTTCCATCAAATGATTGAGGGTATAGTTATTACCCCTATCGGTGGAAATGTCATCCGCAATATCATATAATGTTGCTTGTGATTTATTTTCTCCCTTCCTTAATACACGACCAATAGATTGAAGGTTGCGTACTCTGGACTTAGAAGGTGAAGCGAAAATAACGTTATGTAATCTTTTGATATTGATGCCAGTGGAGAATGTCCCGTAGGATGCAACAATAATTGCGTCATCTGATTTCTCAGTTAAGACGCGAATATCCTCTCGGTCATCTACATCAACACCCCCATGCACCAAATGCACAGGTCTATCTGTGTGACTATTTATCATTTCGTAGAGAGGGATTCCATGGCGATCTACATAGTTGAAGAGGACCAAAGTGTTTCCTTTTAGATCACATGCAAGATTACGAATAAATTTATTTCTACCCTCATGATCTACAAGGTAATCAATTTCGTCTTGATATCCTTCAAAAAGTTTTTCTTCATGCTTGATCAAAACAATCTTTACTTTTAGTTTGGCAACATGCCCTGCTTTCATCAACTCGCTAGTTCTTGTTACTTGAGAGCATCTACCAAACACACCTTCTAAAACTAACTGATTGACATTTGCACCATCCAATGTGCCAGTAAATCCAATACGATACTTACACTCATGCAACTTGCCCATCAGAGAAGTCAGAGATTTAGCTTTGAAAAGGTGTGCCTCGTCACCGATAACCACGTCAAACCTGTCAAACCACTTACGAGGTTCTTTATAGACAGATTGCCAAGTGGTAATTACCACCTGATGGTCCGTGTATTTTTCT